GAACATCAAAGCTAAAGTTCGGAAGTGTCCCGTGAGGAACGCCGTCAGAATCTACTTCTTGATTCCAGCCATAGGTAGCATCTATCCCCCCGGACACATACAATTCCCCCTTGAAGGACGTTGTGGAACTTTCCTTGCTTTCCTTGTCTATCCTCCTGTTAGAGGTCATTGTTACAGGCTTCCCTTGGATATTGTCCGGGTTACAGTCGATATTCTCCGCCGTTGCCCCTCTAAGATTCATATAGTGCGCTTCGATTGTTCCGGATCCAATCGCTGTATTCTCCGCACCGACTAAGGTATTACCGCTAATGGTGAATCCTCCTAGGCTCCCGGTGGTGGCGTTTACTGTCCCCTTAAACCTCATGCCGCTTTCATTTATAGTTAGGTGCTTAGTGTTCACTAAAAACCTTTTCCCTATGAGTTCTATATGTTTTCCAAGTGATAGCTCCGTGTTCAGCTTGCTTACAACATCCTTTTTCTTTACGCCAAGCTGTAGAATGTTGCTCGTATTTTCAAAGTAGGTCTCTACATTGCTATCAAATCTCCGAAAGCGGAACAAAATCTTCTCATAGTTAATTTCAAATTCTTTTATAGACTTTTCTGTTTCCTCATAGTCCTTTATAAAATCCTCTGAAAAGGAGGCGGGGAAAGATACGTTTTCCGAGGCATAGCGGATAATCTTCTGGTTTTGCAGTAAAAGATTCCGAATTTTTGTCATCTCATCCATATCTTTCCCCCATGTTATGAAGAATTTTATCTAAGCAACAAGTGATAGAGTCAACATCCAGCGCAAGGATTCCCCCTTGCATTTCCTTTGTAAATCTCTTATCTACTTCTTGCGCGATAAAGCCAGTCGAGCGATTACCGCTCCCCTTAAATGTAAAGCTTTTAGGAGAAATATTCCTAAGCAAAAGGCTACTTTCTTCAATCTCAATCCCTCGAATGTTTTCCTTAAGCCTTACATCCGACCATGTGCTACTTGCCGTGCTGGATCGTACCTTCTGGCATTCGATATTTCCGGAAACTACAAGGCCGCCCTCCGGGTCAATGTTGGTATTGTATCGGCCAGGGTACGTCTCTTTGTTATCTGCATTCAGCTCATCCTTAGAAGGTCGCGTTGGAGCCTTTGGGATAGCTTCTCCGTATGCTCTTTGTGTGGTGTAGATTCTCATGCTTCCGCAAGTAAGCCTTTTGGAAGATTCCATAGCGGAACAGGAGAACCCGCCTAGGAACTTTGCCCCGCTTACATTGATATCCTCAAAATTCCCCTTGAAGGTTGCATTGATATTTACATTTCCGTAGGCATTTATCGTCCTTCCTTCTCCGTAGTCGGCAACAATAGACCTTGCCTCAATCTTGGAATTGCTTCCACCAGCCCAAGACGTATGGTTCCCGGTAGTTTGGATTCTCCATCCGGCAATCTCTCCGCCTTTAGCATGGATTTCCCCCTTGGCTACGGCTTGCGTATCGGTTAGGACAAAGTTCTGCGTAGATATGTCCAGCCTCTCGCCCTCGATGGATATAGCCTCCTCCGAAAATGTGATTGTGTTTGTTATGTCTCCCATTGATAGAGCAAGCCTTATCTGCTCCATTTGCTGTTCGTATGCTGTTTTTGACTTGTTTACAAGGTCGGTATATACAGTCCTTAGTCCGTTCCCCCTTACCTCCAGCATGGAAGCAAAATGCTTTGTTTCTTGATACCGCTGCAGTTCCTCCGCGCTAAAGTTATCTTCCGGATCCAGTGAGGAGAAAACATTCTGCACCGCTCTATTGATTCTTGTTATATGTCCTTCAACATCCCTAGTATTTTTTATACTATTTGGACTTTCTGCTTTATAAAGCATGAGAAATTTTCCTCCCTATTTTTTCTCAAAGCGTCTCAAAGTTTCTCAATTCCTGAATCGCCTTGCAGATTACGCCGTTGAATCCCTCATAATCTAGGGCGTAATAGCCGCTTTCCATCTCTCCGACTAGTCCGTAAGGGTCTCCCCCGGCAAGGATATCCTGTGCTATAAATCCGTAATGCGTGCAAGAATCGCCCTTTAGGCGGTACTCAACAGGCCGCAAGGATAAAATGTACTCTAAGGCGCTCTCAATAGGCTTAATGTCCTTCTTCAATCGCCTGTCACTCCATGCCATACCCCGGTTATTCGAGTACACATCAAAGCAATCCAGCAATCCGTCAATATACGCTTCGTTACACTGGCCGCAATTTGCTTGTACGGAAGAGGTGCAGACTACATCCTCGCAGTAGAACCAGCCGAAATAGGTATTTGTGGAGGTTTGCACGTTGCAGTTACTAAAATCCACATGGCACCCGGTAATATCCTTGTCGGTGGTAATGTCTAACTGACCTCTTACATTTACAGTCGTTCCGCCAAGTCCGCACGCCGATATAGTGTCGCCTCTTAGGAACTCTGTATTCCCCTCCTTCACAATCTGGAATCCGCCGAAATTGCCCGCCTCTGCATAGATTTCCCCGGAAAGTGTTAGATTTCCTTCTCTATCTAGCCGGAAGTTTTCAGAGTAGACCTGTAAAGCCGTTCCTCTGATATGGATTTTATCTTTGGATATGTTTACCTCATTTACCACATCCCCGCTCTTGGCATACAGGTTAATCTCTCTTGCGGTCTGTTCAATACCAGCCTTCAGTTTCTCTTCGCTGTTCTCCATCGCCAAGGAGAATCTGTCCATGCTTTGGATAAGCTCGACAGCCTTCTCCCCGCTTTGAAAGAATTTCCTGTACTCAGCCGGAGCCATATTGTCATGATCCACATTTTCCGATAGATACCGGATTTTCTTATTCAACTCGTCCAGATACGCCTTGACCTTCTCCAAGTCGTTAATCTCGCCTATATCTATCCTTGGAACGCTAAATACGCTCATCGTTCGCTTCCTTTCCCTATGGTCTTGCTCATGCCGTACAGGATAAACCAGCCATGCCCTTCCAGCCTGTACTGGTATCTTTCACATTTCTTTAGCTTTAATGGCACTGTGTAGGTGTTCCGCCTATCCGCATTAACTGAAGCCGCCCTTCTCCAAGTAACGTCATTGTCGTATCGAACATAGACAGCAAAATAGGCATCCACTTCCAGCTCTACATTGAATTGCAAGGAATGGACTTTCTTTTGGTCTATTGTTCCTTCCTCCAGATACACGGACTCCAAATACCAGTCAACATCAAACCACTTTCCATCACTTAAGCCAATCGCTCGACTATACAAATCTCTATCATCAGCGTAGCTTTCATACAAAACGCCATTGGAATAGAATCTACTAATTAGCTTGTTGGTGTGGCTATCTTCCTTCGTCCAAAGGTTATTTTTCAAATCATATACGTAAGTCGTTCTTGTATCGCCCAGTATTAAGTCAACAAAATACATCCCTTTCCATTGATTCGCTACTGCTCCAGTCCATCTAAGGTCTAGCTTGTCCGATACAGATTCCGGCATTCCTCCGGTATACGCCATAATGGCATCACGCCCTACATACATCACCGTCTCATTCACATGGCAAAGCGACCTACTACACCCTTTCGCCACTCCCCTCGCCTGTACGGTATCAAGGCTAAAATTAGATGGTTTTGTTCCGTAGATAGTATGGATATAGTCTTCTTTGAAGAACACAACATAGCCTTGCTGGGATATAACCCCGGTAAAATCTCCATCGCTTCCCACCGATACCGCGTAGCTATCCGCCGCCGTACCTTGATAACTGTTCCAGTTGGTAGGGTCTCCAAGTTTTGAAGCATAAATCTCATGATTAGCGCTGGAACAACCCCACAGGCGATTATTGAACTCACAAACAAAGTCTAAATCCGGAAGCTTTCTTTCAATCTTTACCCCTCTTTCCTCCGTAATACTCCGAAGGGCAGCGCCGTTCTCGTCTACTGCCGTGATTACAATAAAGTTATCACCTATTTCCTTGATGGCCTTAGCCCCATTTAATACATTCGTGTACTGAGTAAAGCCGGACAGAGTAACAACATCGTCCTTCTTAAAGGCTTTCCCTAAGTTAGTTCCTTGAATCTTTACAAAGCTGGAGCCTTCAGAAACAGGAGCAATGGATATACTGCCGCTTTGCGTGTAAGAGGCTTCCATGTCCAACAATTCCCCTGTCGCTGTGTTATAGACTTGCTTATCCGGGAAAATACAGATATATGCCCCCATGCCTACAAGCGTTCTATCCAGTTTATTTCTGTACAAGTTCAGTATTCTTTTGCTACCGTTTTCCCTTTGTCGCATTATTGAGTTTTCGTCGATAAGGTAAATTTCATTCTTAACAAAAATCTGGCAAGGCTTTTCAGCAGTATAGAAATCATCATTTGCTACAGGTGCAGTCAATGACGGATAAAGCCTTGACGACACGTTTTTCATGTCCAAAAACTCATTATCCGCCCCTACGCTTGACTGATTCAGACCGCCAAACACGCCTATCATCTGCTTATTCTTCCCTATCACTTGCATTGGCATAAATCTCATCAGATTAACCCCCTTGCTTTTCTTTCTCCATGGACTAGATAGCGGTTAAGATAGGACAACCATGCTTCCTTTTCGGCGTTGTATGCCTGTACTGCATTGGTGTAGCTTTCTATCTCATCCTCTGCATAGTCAATTTTCGCTTTGATATAGTTTGTATAGATTCCTAAAAACCTACTGTCTAGGATAACTACAGCGTCCTCATCCCCCTGTGTATAGGATTTAAGGGAAGGAAGCAGTCTCATAGGCTCACTTTTCTTCATTTTCCCTAGCGGTTCTACAATCCGATAGGGACTGGTGCCCATAATGGTAAGTTTTCCCTCCGGCTCCGTCTTTGCCTCTCCCTCTGCATTGGTATAGCCTTCCAGCGTGTCCGTCTCCCCATGAAGGAACGCCCGCCCATTGATAGGCTTAATCTCTACTTCCTTCCCACGCTTAAAGCCAAGGTACAAGTCGAAAACCTCAGCTTCTACCTCGTTTAGATATTGTATTTTTGCTTCCCTGTCCGTATTGTTTGGCCTGATAGAATCCACCATGGCCAGAATTTCCCCTACTGTTAATTTCATTTCACTACCTCCTTTTTCTTTGTATTATCTCGAAAAAGGCGGGATTTTTCCCAAGCAAAAAGGAGGGCGAACCCTCCTTATAGCTATATCTGGATTCTGAATCCGATTGGGATTTGTACCATTTGGTTTTTTCCTCCATTCGCTTGCAAGAATCCATAATCTCCCGGAAGCACTGTCCCATTACTAGAAAAAAAGAGTTGTCCGCCAATAGACTTAGAAAGCAAGAAAGGCTTATTGCTAATATATGCGTTCGGATGCAAAACAAAGTACGGATATTGCCCTTGTAAAGCTGTATCTTTATATTCCGGATTTCCTACATTGGTTCCAAGTAGCTCTTTCTCTGTCGGAATCCACAGTTTTTGGAATAATGGTTCTTCCCCATAAAATCCCACAAACTTCTCAGATATTTCATCCAAAACTTCATTTCCAAGCGTTCCTTGGAAACTTGGGAAAACACACTCTTGCATTATCTTATTGACTGCGGCCACAGACCAATTATTCTTTATGGCTGGATCCGCTTTGTACTTAGCAACCTGTTCATTGCTAAGCGCTGGTATAACTCCTGTGTCCATGCAAATAAAATCCATATGGTTTTCTATTGGTAGAATCTCGCCGTTTCGGTTACTGTTAAATTGACAATTCACACCAACTACATAGAACTTCTTCCCACCAATTACAACGTAATCTCCAATGTTAGGAACACGTCCTTCGGTTCTCATTATTTCTTTTATCCGTTGCAATATGTAATATCTTGGTTGGTAGTCTCCTTGATTTACAAATGCTACAACGCTTCCAGATGCTTTCATTGCATCGTTTGCTCTCCTTATCGCATCGGTTGCAATATTTTTCGCATTGCTTCCAAATTCTTGTGCGATGTTGAATGCTTCCTTTGCAGTTACCAAGGAATTCGGTGAGTCCGTCCATTGCTTTAATGAAGCTTCAATGTTTGGAACATTGTTATAATAATTAATTGCATTCATTGCGCCATATTGTTTTGGCTTGATTTTCTTATCTTCTATGCTCTTATCTGCAATTTCTTTAGACTTCGTTTCTACATATCCTTCCATCTCCTTTGTAGACACGCCAGTCTTTACCTTCCCGATTTCCCCAGCCACATAGGAGCGCATTGTTTCCTCCGGCACTCCTGTTCGCACCTTGCCAATCTCCCCAGCTACATACTGGTGCATTTCCGTTTCGGTCACGCCGCTAACCGTACCGCCAGCGCCCATCTTTTCCGCTTTCTTGAGCGCCTCTGTCACCTTTGTTTCGGAAGCGGATGCCCTATCTGCGCTTGCGGAAGCGTTCTGTGCGGCAGTCTTTGCAGATTCAGAGAAAGCCTGTGTGCCAATAATTGCCCTTCCCACTTCGGCAATCTTGTTAGAAATTTCTGTTTTTTCTGATTCTGCAATCCTTACTTCGCTACGCACATCATCCGCAAGCTTAGATACGCTGGTTTTGGCTTTAAACACATCGCCATATAAGGCGTTCACTTCCAGCCGCTTATCAATGATATCTTGCTTTGCCGCCTCATACTCTGCTTTTGCAGTATCAACCTCCTGTTTGGCTGTATCTACCGCTTGCTTTGCAGTATCAACCGCCCTTTTAGCCTCGTCTACGCTGTCCTTCGCCTGTGCTACAAATTCCTTGTTAGCCTTTACCTCTTCCATAGCGGCAGTGAACTTCTTGTCGGTCTGCTCAATGGATTCTAAGGATTCACTAGCCACCTTCAGCTTTTCAAGCTTCCTTTCCAACTGCTCCAGTTCTGACAGCTCTTGCGGTGTTGCCGTTGGCGTTCCCACGGACTTTTCTACATACATTGCCCCTTGGTAGGACTTCCAACGGCAAGCTCCGCCATCATCAAAGGCATCCAACTGCACAAAGATTGTGCCAGGATTCTTCAGCGTAACGGCAGAGATTGTCCATCTTAGAATAATCGTGCTATCCGTTACGACCTTCTCCAAGTCACTCCGATCCGTCCGCTGTACACCCGCATATCGCAGATTTAAGCGAAAAATCAAATTGGCTAGGTCTACGCCATCCCCAGATATTCTATCAATATGAAATTCTCTGATGGTAGATTCCGCCTCGCCTACGGCACCGATTGACTGCTCCTCCGCCGGAATGAATAAGGTTTTGCTTCGTACTTTAATCATCTTTTCCCCTCCGGTATAAAATAAAGGCGGTAGGTTCCCACACCGCCTCCAATGTTTAGCCTTCCACTGTGTAGGCTACGGAATCGGAATAACGAATTGCTTCCGCCTCCTGTTCCATGGAGTTCCGAATCGCTTCCGCAAATTCCTTAGGAACCTCCACATTCTTCCCTCTTGGAACCCTCAAAGACCGTCCGTTCACACATACGAAAAGCGGTCTTTTATGAGTATCATCAAGGGGAAGGAATACCATCTCGGTATCCTTTACCTTTGGAGCAACCTCTTCAACTGGTGCGGTTGCTTCCGCTGGTGCTTCTACTGTCGCGCCTTCAATCACATTTGTTTCTACTACTTTATTTGCCATGCTACCTCCTTTTAGTTAGCCTCATGTTCGTTATAGGTGGATGCTGTCTCAATTCTAACCATGTACTGGTTTGTAAGGATAGCTACCGCCTTTAGTGCCTTCCAGCCTACAGTAGAACGCTGGTTCAATGGGTCAGAAGAACCGGCAGAACCGCGCTGCTTAACGATTGTCTCCAAGCCTTCTCCCTCTAAACTGGTTACTGCAAACGCATCCTTTCCGCAAATCAAGGTGGAATATACG